CTTGTGGACGATTTGTGGAACACCGACCCCGCCAAGGCCTCGGAATACTGGGCCGCCGGGGAGTTTCTGGACACGGAAGCGCCCGGCGCATCTTCCCTTGACGGCCCGCGCCTGCATGATACAATAGAAGGGGCGGACGGCTATTTTCTGGATAGGGGCCTGATGGAGGAATTGGAGAACAGCGGGGTCAAATATACGCCGGAGAATGTGATGTGCATTGTAAAAACCCCGGATGGACTGCTGCAATGGCTGGAAACCGGAAAAGAGAGTTCTGGGTGGATGCATATAGAAAAGCATGCAACAGACTTCCAGAGAAGAGGGGTTGACGACCTTTATTCCTTTTTAAACGAAGTGCTGCAAACCCAGCCGACCGAGCGTGGCATCAGGCCGACAGGGCCCTATGCCGTATACGAGATTGATGGCAAAGCATACACATTGGCGTACGGCAAAAACGGATATATCGTTTCCTTTTATCCCGATGACTGAATTTATGAGGTGAAAAATATGTATAAAGTAACAGGTATAAAAGAATATGCAGCAACGCGGGACGTGTTTCTTTTGAACGAAGAGACGGGCACGCAGGAGACTTGCTTTGATGATTCGGCGCTGAAGGGCTATGAGAATTTTTTATTTATGAAACAGGGCGAACACTATGAATGCAAGATTGTGTTATTTGGCAGGCTTGGGCTTCCGGAAGAAAGCGGCCTGCTGGCCTGCACGGTTTTAGAGCGCCGCGTGCCGGTTGGGGTGCGCAAACTGGCAAAGGTGCAGGTGGGGCAGGATGTTTACTATATTCCGGAAAGAGAATTGAAGGACATTGGGGATGTGGACGTGATTTACTACAGTTCCTCACGCAGAGACCTGATTCAGGTGGACAATGTGCTTCATGCCAATTGTCATAATCCGCGTCTTGCCGATTGACACGGCCGCGCTTTCCAGAGCGGTGGACAATAAAAGTGGGTGAAAAATATGTATAAAGTAATGGGTTTTAAAGAAGCTGTGGCCACGCGTAAGGTGTTTCTTTTGAATGAAGAGACGGGCACGCGGGAGACTTGCTTTGATGATTCGGCGCTGAAAGGTTATGAAAACTTTTTGTTCATGAAACAGGGCGAGCGCTATGAATGTAAAATTAAACTGTTTGGCAGGCTTGGCCTCCCGGAAGACAGCGACCTGCTGGCCTGCACGGTTTTAGAGCGCCGCGTGCCGGTTGGGGTGCGCAAAATGGCAAAGGTGCAGGTGGGGCAGGATGTTTATTATATTCCGGAAAGAGAATTGAAGGACATTGGGGATGTGGACGTGATTTACTACAGTTCCTCACGCAGAGACCTG